TTACAGGTGAAGCATCATTAGATAAATTATACACTAAACATATGGGCATGAGTATATGTGAAAATAATGTAAAATCTTATGTTATAAATTTAAATAAAAATAAATATAAAAATTTAGATTGGATATCTTAATTTTATTAGGGAGAGATAATGGCAATAGGACCAGACGGTAAGGTAACAACAACAGGATTAATGGATAATACTGGTAAAACACCAGAGGCTCCTGATATGTCTAACTTAAAACCACCAGCTCAACCACAAGAACAAAAAGCACCAGCAGCAGCTCCAGTAAAACAAGCTATGGTACAAAGACCAGAACCTAAAGATCCTGAAATTGTACAAAAATTAAATAGCTTATCTGAAGAAGAAGCACAACAATTATCTATGGTATTATCACCAAGTTTAGCAACTACTTTAATAAAAATTTTACCAGAAGCAAGTGATTTAATAAATGAATTTAAATCTACTGAAGAGAATGTTATAATACCAGTATCAGTAGTAAAAAATTATGCTAGGATGAAATATCCTAGTAATACAGAACAAGAATCCGTAGAAGGATTCGTTACAGAATTGTCTGAGTCACAATCAGATAATACAAATGTGCCACCTGAAAATATGCAGGCATCTAATCCTAATCCTAATGGCATGATGGCTCCAGAGCCTAATGCCGATCCAGACATTAGCCCAGAAGCTATGGCATTGGATCAAGGTGAAGAAGAGCTAGCATAGATTCAGCCCACAAATTATGGAAGTGAGCTACCCTTATCCATAAGGCACTCAACCTAAGAGGAAAAATAATGGAAGAAGAAAAAAAATTAACTGAAGTTTCAAATGAAACGGAAGTTAAAAAAGATGATAAACTATTTAAGAAGCCTGAAGGCAAAGCTATGTATCAAAAGCAAAGAGATGACGCTGATGATGCAGAAGTTGAAGCATTCGCAAAAGGTGAATTAGGTAAATATCATCAAGAGAAAGCAGACACAGCAACCGTTCAAGAGGACACTGAAACATCTGAAGAAATTGCAAGCTCCGATGGCGAAGCTACTCCTTCAACTGAACGCCCTGAAAATGCAGAAGATCGTGTTTTTAAAAAACGTTATGACGATTTGAAGAAACACTATGATTCTACTTTATCAAAGCACAAAGATGAGGTTAGAACTTTAAGAACGCAATTGGAAACATCTACAAAAGAGTTTGTTCCACCTAAGTCTAAAGATGAACTTGAGGCTTGGAGAAAAGAGTATCCTGATGTTTATGATATGGTTGAAACCATAGCTATGACAAAAGCTGATACTAGAGCAAAAGAGATTGAGGAGAAATACCAAAATCTACAAGCTCAACAGGAACAAATAAGCAAAGAAAAAGCTGAAGTAGAATTGTTAAAGATGCATCCTGACTTTAGTGAGATTCGTCAAAAAGATGAGTTTCATCAATGGGCTAGTAAACAAGATCCAGTTATTCAAAGTTGGTTGTATGAAAATACATCTAATGCACAACTAGCTGGAAGAGCTATTGACCTTTATAAAATGGACAATGGTACTAGCAAATTAACTAAAAAACAGGAAACATCTATTAAGAAAGAAGCAGCTAAAGCTGTGACTAAAACTACTAAAGCAACAGAGACAGAGATTCCTACAAAGAAAATCTGGTCTAACTCTGAAATTGCTAGAATGAATCCAAGAACGTTTGCTAAGTACGAAGCCGAAATTGATGAAGCTATTAGAGAAGGTAGAGTCCAACCTTAATAATAACAACTATAAACAATAGGCAATCATTATGGCAACAATGGGAAAAGCAGCGGGATACCAAAACTTACCTTCAGGTAATTGGGCTCCAGCGATTTATAGTCAGAAGGTTCAAAAGTTTTTCAGACGTGCATCAGTTGTAGAAGATATTACTAACACTGATTACGCTGGAGAAATTGAAAATTTTGGCGACACAGTAAACATAATCAAAGAGCCTTCAATTACAGTGAATGACTACGCTAGAGGTCAAACAGTAAACACAGAAACACTTGCAGACGATCAAATTCAATTGACTGTCGACCAAGGTTCGTACTTTGCGTTTAAAGTAGATGACATCGAAGAAAGACAATCACATGTAAACTTTGAAGCTCTTGCAACTTCTTCAGGTGCTTACGCACTTAAAAAGAACTACGACTACAATGTATTAAAAGCGATTTATGACGGTGCGTCTACATCAGCTTCTAATACTGGAACTGACGGTTCACCAATTGATGGTGATAATGCAACAGATACTTTAGTAGATGTTATGTCAGCAGCAAAAACAGTTCTTGACAGTGCAGATGTACCAGAAGAAAACAGATGGTTCGTAGCTCCACCAGCTTTCTATCAACAAATTAGAAAAGCAGGTGCGAAAATTATGGATCAATCTGTAATGAACGATGGTTCAGCATCATCTATGAGAAATGGTATGATTACAGACAGACCTTTATTTGGTTTTAGAATGTACTCTACTAATGCCATAGCTGTATCAAGCGGATCAGCGGCAAATAAAACTTTTGGATCAAGTGGTTCTAATGAGTATGCTTTCCTTTATGGTCATCAGTCAGCGGTAGCTACTGCAAACCATATTGCGAAAACAGAACTTATCAGAGATCCTGATTCATTTTCAGACATCGTTAGAGGTCTGCACGTTTTTGGAAGAAAAATTCTAAGAACTGAAGCAGTATACTCAGGTGTTATAACAATAGGTTAATTAGAGGGAGATAGATAGATATGGCAACTTATGACGTAACAGGCGTAGGTGGAACTACTGGACACCCGTCTAATGGTAGAACACCTTATTTAGTAGAAAACACTATTGATATATCAACAATCAATGGAGATTCTGGAGCAGCACAAAATGATGTTCTTAGAGTTCTTGATATACCTGCTGAAACTTTAGTTATGGAAGCTGGAATTGAAGTGCTTACTGCACTTTCTGCTTCAGTTACTTTAGACTTAGGTATCACAGGTGGTGACGTTGACATTTATGTTGATGGTGACACAAATGCTACAGGATACTCTGCAACAACAGCAACTGCTAGACATATAGCAGGATCAGCTGACACTTTAGACTTACTTGTTTTAAGTGCAGCAGCAGCAGCTGGTAAAGTTAGAGTATGGGCTGTAATGTGTGACATATCAGGTATTAATGAAACTGATAATAACACAGACGCACAATTAGACACAGCAGTATAATACTGTTTAATTTTAAGGGGGGTATTTATATCCCCCTTATTAAAACCCTTTTATAACTATAGGAAAACAATGGCTACATACGACTTAAGAAAAAAAACATATGGAGTATCTGGACAATCAAAAGTTATTCTTGGTAATACTAATAATGAAAGCGGTTGGAAAAGATTACAAGATTTAGAAAATAAAGTTGAAGAACAATCTGGTAAATTAGATCAGATAACTTCACTACTCAATGAAATATCAAAAAAGACATCAGCTTCTTGAGATAATATCTGAGTACAAATCTGATAAATCTGCGTTAACAAAACAGATTGATGATTTAAAGAGACAATTAAACGAAGCAGAATCTCGTATCAAAAGATTATTAATTAGATGCGAACAGTTTGCAGAAGATAACAATACAACAGAGGAATAGATATATGTCATTAACTGATAGTAATAAGAAAAAGAATTATAGTAATGTAAATAATGGCAATACTAAAGTTGCTGAATTACCTAAATCTAAAATGAAAGATAAGATTAAGGTTAAAAAAATAAAAATAGATACTACAACTCTTGTAAAAGATGGTAATGAAGGAGTAGGTGGAGTTATAAAAAGTTCAGACTATAAAAATTTTAAAGACTATTTAAACAAAAAAAAGAATTAATAAATGGCTACAACTTACTTAACATTATCTAATAGAGTACTTAGAGAATTAAATGAAACTGAATTAACTTCAGCTAATTTTAATTCTAGTAGAGGTATTCAAACTGCTGTAAAAGATTTTGTAAATAAATCAATTCATGATATTTATAATGAAGCAGGAGAAATACCTTTATTACATACAACTGTAACTAAAACTACAAATATTGGAACTCAAGAATATAGTTTAGAATCTGATATGAGAAAAGTTGATTGGGACTCTTTCTTTTTAAAACCTAGTGAATTAATTACAAATGGTGAATTTGCATCTAATATAGATAGCTGGACAACAGATACAGGATCACCAGCACATTCTAGTTTAGGTAATGGCAGACTAAGTCTAAGCAATGCATCTGCTTATCAAGCTGTATCTACTATAGTAAATAAACAATATAAAATTCAAGTAAGAGGATTTGATACTAGTGCTGATGGGGACACTTTAACAATTAAAGTTGGAACATCTGCAGGCGGAACACAGAATTTAAGTGGTAGTTTAACTGTATCTGATTATGGTAAAGGTAACATATTTGAATCAACTTTTACTCCTACGAATACAACTACATATATACATTTAGGAACTACAGGTGATTTTACTGTAGATTATATTAGAGTATCAAGACAAGATGTAACTCCTAGAAAATTAAAATATCTTTCATATGATAATTGGCTACAGTCTTTTAAAGAGACAGACACTAAAAATGATAAAGATGTGTACACTTCACCAGAATTTGTATATAGAAAACCAGATTATGCATTTTTTGGTTTAAGCCCAGTGCCAGATGAAGATGACTATACTATTGAATATGATTATTTTACTACTCATACAGATTTAGCTGCATATGGGGATAATATGGCTTTACCCGATAGATTTGCACCATTGATTATAGACAGATCAAAATATTATACTTATATGTTAAGATCAGATGCAGAGCATGCTACAATGGCTGAAAGAGATTATCAAAAAAAACTAAGATTATTAAGAGTCGATTACTCTTCAAGACAAGAGTATATGAGAGACACAAGAATTAGTCAAGGTATTAGAGTACAGATTGCATAGATGCCAGCTACAGATTTAATATCACCATA